AGCCGCAGGAGTTAGACCAAAGTCCAGACCAATATATACTGGCATTCCATCTGCAACAGGTATTTCTTCCTTTGCAATGTGTGTGTCTGCAACAAACATATTGTAGACTGGCTTACCATCTTGGATAATGCCAAGCCTGTTCATAACATACACATCTATCCAGCTTTTTGTTTTACCTTGAATTAGGTTTGGATAGTAGTTGTCTAGCATGTTGCTTTTATTTTCAGCCTTTGGATTTGGAATATATCCTAAGATATTTCCTTCCTTGTCTCTGTTTTCCATCATGCCAGAAGGCTGAGTAAAGAATCTCCAGTTGTCTGGCTTGACTAACATTCGTGCTTCTTCTTGTGGAATATGATCTGGAACAGGCACCTCTCCAGACATGATAGGCCACCAATGGTCTTCTTCTGGAGCGTTGGTATCTGCAATAACACCAGTCCACGATGGGCCACCCTCTCTCATAGACGGGTAACGCCCCACCCTCATAGTACAAGCATCAATAATAGATTTAGGAATCTCTCTAGCCTCATTGATCCAGATACCAGTTAGTTCCAAAGAAAGAAGTTTTTTTACATCCTCTGGTCTATCAAGGGCAAGAAAGATAACTTCTAGATCAAGGTCTGCGGTCTTTATGTGATGAGTATATGGGACAGACCATTGGAATCTACCCCATTCATTCTCAGGAAACCAGTCAAGCCAAGTCTTTATTGTAGTCGTTCTAAGTTGTGGGTTTGTATTTCTTATAATAGCCCAGCGTGATTTTCTAATACCCTTGTCATTGGGTTCTTGCTGTAAGGCTCGCCTAAATACTTCTACACAACAAGAAACAGATTTGCCAGAACCAACAGGGCCGCGCAGTCCACGAAAGAATGTATCGTCTTTCATAAACGCTTTTAGCGTTTCACCATCTGGTTTGTAATTAAATGTTGTCAATTCTGAAGTCTTTCCCAAGGCGTATTAAAGTCTGGACGACTTCGGGTCCAATAGCCGCGATCATCTTGTCTGCTTCATAATCAGTGCAGAACTCTTTGGGGTAGTGCTTAAAGTGAACCTTCTTGACCACTTTCCTCAATATGCGCCGCTCCTCATCGGACAGCATATGGTAAAAGCTACTCATTTCTTTTTGCCTGCAAGATAGCGGCGCAGTCCTGCCATAGCTAAAGACCGAAACTTATTTACGCCATATTTCTTGCGTCCAATATACGCCGCTAAAGCCTTCGGGTCTTTTGCGCCCTTCTTCTCTAGCTTACTAATTAGTTTACGGTATCTAGCACCGCTTCCTAGCCTATCCATCTTTCTTCTCCTTTTTCCTCTGATACTGCGCCATTAAACGCCTTCCTCTTGCAACGGCACTCGCTTTGTCACCGCTGTGTCCCCAAGCAATCAGAGATAGTTTTAACCTTGTGGGTCTACCCTTTTCATCCTTTAGTGGACCTTTTGCACTGCCCATACGGATAAGAAAACTGGCCTTGCGCCGCAAGTCACTAAGACTATTTGGCGACCCCTTAACAGGAGCCTGCAAGTTTCCACCAGTTTGCTTGTTATATGACCTGCGCCCAGCCGCATTCAACCCACCCTTTGGATTCTTTCCTTCCTTACGTTGCCATGCTGGAGACTTTGCCATCACTGAACCTTTTTAGGAAAAAAATTTTCTAGGGTTTGGTTCATCATCCCAACCCTCTCATCACTCACAATAGCGGTTGGGAACTTGGGATATTCCGAATTCATGTCATACGGCGCGTCCGCTATCTCCCCATATAGCTGGTCTTCAGGAGGGATGGTTATATCAATATCCAGTTTCACATCATCAGAACCAATAGCATCATAAGCATCAATAACCCTGTACCCCTGCCCACTACGCCGCGCCGCCATCTGAGTCATAACCGCTGGAATCTTATCCATCTCAGGCAACTCAAGCTCGTCAAAAAAAGCAATGTCCTCACTTGGATTCTCAGAGAAGTACTTATTCAATGCTTCTCTAACAAAAGCTATAAACTCAAGAGGAACATTCTGCTGGCTTAAGCTACCAGTGCGAGCAAAGGCATCTTCTACAGAATTATATACCGAGTCTAAAAATACACCCGAATAATCTAACTCTTCTTCTAACATCAAGCCTTCTCTCAGCAAAAAATATTTTCAACCTACGAAAGAAAATAACAGAGATAAGGTAAGTTAGTCAACGAGCCTTTTTTAGCCCTAATGTTTGTTTGGGTCCTGTTGCAACTGGACGTAACCCGTTTTCCCCCCTCCCCCCTCTCAAGCCAAGTCAATGTTCACTTTAATCTCGCCAGCGTGCAAATGCATATGCTTATCTGGAGCTTTAAGCCCAGCTCTATCAAGTATGTCCTTACTTGCTTCTAACTGTACATACTCAGACTTAGCTGATGTCGCAAGAGAAGAGATTCTACTTAGGGCTAAGGTAGTCTTTGTACCTATCTCATCCCTTACTCTCTTCAGCATATAGTCCTGCACATGTGGCAGAGCTAAAGCCTTGGAAGCACTCACTCTTCCAGCTTCACCATCTGCATAACCAGCTTTTTCAGCCGCCTCTTTTATCGTACATCCAGTTGCTACGAGTGTCTCCACTAACGCAGTCTGTTTAGCAGTCAATCCATGTTCATTCTTCTTCAAATCTCTTGCCATAAATCTCTCTCTATACGCCTAACATAGTCCTCGGAACTCGAGCTTAGGCTCTCGTTCCTTCGGAGTTTAAGAGGGTTTGTCAAGCTTTGTCTAGACCCTTTCTTAACTAAATCTGTGTAGACCCTACATACCCCTTGCTTTCATTCTTTCCCATAAGTGTTAATAAAGAATATATAGTATTCTTCAATTCTCACTTACAACAGCATATCACTAAGTGTTAGCTTTAGCTTTAGTCATCTCTGCCCGCTCCTTTACTATCTAGCAGGCCGAGCCTGTCCCCACCTAACAATTCGCTAAGGTTGCATAACGCATATGATCTGTCTAGTACGCCCCGTCTTTGGGCTTTCTCTAAGCGCCCCCCTGATTTTGCGCTTCGCGCAAGGGGCGCTAAGAGAAACCACCAAACGTTCGCGGGCGTACTAGACAGACGCCGCTTCGCGAGCGGCCTACGGCTCACATGCGCCATGCAGCCTAAGCGATTGTAAGGTCGGGACAGTCTCAACCTACTAGATAGCAAAGGAGCTACAAATGACTAAAACTAAACCTAACACTAAACCTCTAGTTGATATGCTTATTGACGCGAAAATCGCAGAATTAGATATCTTTAATAACACACCATATGTGCAAGTGCAGAAAGCAAGGAATGCATGCTACAGTGCTACAAACAGCTTGCAGTATAAGCAAAAGCTAGTCAGCGACCAAGCAGCTACCCTCGATACAACTGCCGAGAACGCAACCAGTCGCATCGCAGTCCTCGAACATGAGAAGGCGACCAAGCTTTACGAGAGCATGTTGGTAGAGCTTGAAGCATATCAGCTTGATCTTGACGCAAGCCTGCGCGTCTACACGATGGTTACTGGTAAACCCTACCAACATCCATCAAAGAAATAATCTATAAGAGGCGGTGTAAAAGCCGCCTCTTTCCTATTCAATGGAGATTGAGATGCAGATAATGCAACTTCTTGCTTTAGCAATCGGCCAAGCACTCTTCATGCTTGGCCTTATTCATACTACGATAACAATACACCCAGCCTCGATGCTGATGACCGTGATGGGTATAGTAATAGTATTGGGCGTGTTTTACTCAATATCACGAAATTAATTGCAACTTCCCAAGATATGTGCATAATTATTCACATGGAGGAAAAGCTATGTCAAAAAATCTAAAGCGTGAATGGTGGGATTGGCACAAACAAAACCCACATGTCTACGAAATGTTTAAGAAATTTACATTTCATGCAATCGAAAGAGGACACAAACATTCTTCTGCATGGTTAGTAATAAATCGTATTCGATGGGAGACTTCAATCGAAACCAAAGGAAACGATTTCAAAATATCAAATGACTACATCGCATTCTATGCCAGACTATTTATGGTCGAGCATCCAAAATACGATGGATTCTTTCGTATTAAAGAGATGAAGAGAATTTAAATGGCAATACCTAACAAGCTTAAGAAACTAGAAGGATTTCATGGTCGGCTCTTCAATGAAGCCGAAGATGCTGAGACTTGGTTAGATCGGATGCGTCGAAAACTAGGTCACGAATATGAATTCGATATCAAAGAAAATGTAAAGATGGAAGATGGAAGCGATCTTGTTTTAGCTTTTATTCATAGGAGGAAATGAAATGAGTCTACCAAAAGCAGGAGTAGTTGTTGTGAAGGCAGTCTACCATGTCTATCTGGAACCAGAAGAGATGCTAGAGTTTATGCAACAACCAGATTTAATACGCCAAATCGAATACCTAAGCCCCAATGATAATGATCTAATCGAGATGGAAGTCGATAGAATCGACTATGAATAAACACTGGGCCGGTATTTCACAACGCCCCGTGTGGGCGAGGGCGTTGTGAAAACCAGCCCATCTATTAAGGAGGAAATGTTATGAGTAAGACACAGCAATATATGGATGAACTTGCAACAGAAATCATCCATCTCATGCAAGAGCATGGCACTGACTGGAAAAAACCTTGGATAAATAACTCTGGCTATCCAAGTAATGCCGCAACAAAAAATAATTATCAGGGTATTAATGTAATCAATTTAATGATTGCTCAATATAAAAATGGATTCTCTACTTCTAAGTGGGCAACCTACAAGCAATGGAATAGCTGTGGTTGTCCAGTAAAAGAAGGAGAGAAACACAAAGCAAAGTCTGTTTTCTACACTCAAAATGTTACTGAAGATAAGGACGGCAACGAACGAGCCTATGCCTTTATGAGAGTGGTTCCTGTATTTAATGCAGATCAAGTAGAGAACTACGTTCCAGAAGTAGACGTAACAGAAAATGAATTCAACGATTATCCATCTGTCGAGCGTTTTGTATTTAATACGCAGGCTAAGGTCATATCTAATGCAGATTGTGCGTCATACGATCCAGCCCGTGATCAAATACAAATGCCAGCAAAAAATAGTTTTAAAAACACAGACACAGCAACGTCTGAGCAACACTACTATTCAACTCTATTGCATGAGCTTGTTCACTGGACAGGACACAAAGATAGATGCGACAGAGAACTTGTTGTTGTGCGCAACAAAGACTATGCGCAGGAAGAACTTGTTGCAGAATTTGGCTCAGCCATGTTGTGTTCGTTGTTAAATGTAACAGCAACACCAATGGCTGACCATGCTCAGTATCTTAACTACTGGGTAAGCCTAATAAATGACAACAAAAAGGCTCTGAAAAAAGCCATCTCAGATGCAAGCAAGGCGGTAACATTCCTTGACGAGCAACAACCAAGCAGTAATTTAACTGCTCAACTAGCCGCAGAGTAGGAGATACAATGGAAATTAGAACGCAATCAGACACGCATATT